CCAGCCGCACCCAGTTGGCTGCATCGCCATCAGGTGCCGTGGCGGTGGTGCCTGCCACCAGGCGCTCATAGATGCTGTGGCCATGGATGACGCGCTCGCCCAGGCTGTAAGCCGTGGCAGCCGCCCAGGCCGGGTGGTCATCCTCTGGCACGCTGGACGACATCAGCATGTCGTCGGTGATCAGGGTGGGGACGATGTAGCGCATGCGGGCCTCAGTCGGTGATGACGCGCACGGCCAGGGCATCCCCATCCGGCGCAACGCGGTCCAGCAGGCGGGCAAAGCGGGCCGAGGACAGTGCAGACGCCCGCACAGGGTCTTCCAGCGCGCTGATGCGGTCGGTAAGGGTCTGCAGGCTCGCCAGCACCTTGTCGCCGCCGGTAGCCAGGCCGCTGGCCGACGCGCTGCCAGGCACTGCAACAGTCGGCACGCTGCTGGTGGCGCCGTCGATGGTTTGCTGCAGGCTGCTCGCCAGCCACGCCCGGGTGCGGGCCACATCGGCCGCGTTGCTTGCTCGGGCAGTCACAGCCTCTTCCAGGGCCTGGCTCAGCCCGGGAAGCGATGCCAGGGCGGTGCTGTCTCCGGCGCGCGCTGCGGCCGTGGCGGTGGCGTACTGGGCCTGCAGCTGGGCTGCGCTGCTGGTCGTGCTGGTGCTGGACACTCCCCGCAGCCGGGTGACCTCTTCCTGCAACGATATCACGGCGTCGGCCGTGGCCGTGGCGGCAGCGTCTGCAGCCTGCGTCATCTCAGCGAATGCGCTGCTCACCTGCATCAGTGCGGCATAGGCGCTGCAGCCAGAGTCGGTGGTGAGATCCTGCGCATCCACCAGCGAGCGGAAGGCCTCGCGTGTGCTGGGCAGGCTCAGGCCGAGGGGCTGCAGCGTGGCCTCGATCTGCTTGCGGGTGATGGCCGTGCGCTCGGCCTCGCTGTAGAAGGCCTGGATGTAGGAGGAAACCGTGCTGGTGAACTGCTGGGCGCCGCCGAACAGGGTGAACAGGCTGTCGGCCGCGCTCACGCTGATGTCGTCCAGCTGGCCCAGCGCGCCGCCCAGCATGCCGAAGGTCTTGCCCAGGGTCTGCACGTTGCTGACCAGCTGCAGCGCGGCCGTGGCCTGCGCGGAGGTCATGGTGCCCGGCGTGAGCGAGTCGAAGTAATCGGCGAAGCGCTTGGGCAGATCACTGGCCTGCAGGCCGGCGATGATGGCCTGGTTGGTGTTCTCGCTGAACCAGGTGCCCAGCTGATCGGCATTGATCTGTTGCGACAGCACCTTGAGCGGATCGCCGCCGCCGGTCTGCACGCCGCCCACTTGCCGGCCAGAGTCGACGATGCTGATGATGGCCGCGGCCAGGCCCTTGCGGTCGACGTCGGTGGCCGCCTGGACGTTGAGGCCCGCGGCGGACCCGCCCAGCGCCAGGGCCTGTTGGCTGATGCCCTGCGCGACGGCCTTGCTGATGTCTACCAGGCCGGTCTGCGCGCCCTGGTCTGAGCCGCGGCCGAAGTCGAACAGGCGGCCGAGCTGGCTGACGCTGCCGCCGGCATCGATGCCGCTGGCGCCATAGCCCAGCTTGGCGCTCTTGTCCTTGCCGAAGAGGTTGTACACGGCCAGCGCGGCCAGGGCATACGGGGCTACGGCGCCGAGGCCCATGCCAATGCCGCCCGCGATGGACCCGTTGCCAATCAGAGCACCGGCAGCACCCAGGCCCGAGCCGATGCCGGTGCCCGCGATGGTGTTCATGAATCCGGTGGCCAGGTAGCTGCCGACAGCGGACAGGCCGCCCAGCGCACCGATGCCAGAGCCGATGCCTCCCAGCGTGCCCACCGTGCTGCCGGTGGCGCCGGCCGCCGCGGCGGTGTTGATGCCGCCGATGCTGAGCAGCGAGCCGGCCACCGACTGCATGGCAGCCTGCACCGGCACCCGCAGCAGCACATTGCGCAGCCAGTCCTGCAGCCGCTGGATGCCGCTCTTGCCGCCGTCCAGCAGCGCATCGGTCAAGCTCTTGCCGATGTCCTTGACCTCAGTGCGCCAGTCGTCTGCGAACTGCTTTGCCGCCTTGGCATTGGCGTCAGCCGTGTCCTTGGCCTGCAGCTCGTCGCGCAGCTGTGCGCGCAGCTGGATCTCGCGCTCCAGCGCCACCACGGCGGTCAGGTCACCAGCCATGAGGGCCTGCTCTTGGCGCTCACGCATGCGGGCGATGGTCACCTCCTCGATCGCGGCCTTGAGCGTGAGGCGTCCAGTGGCAGCGATCTTCTCGGCCTCGGCCTCGTCGCGCACCGCCTGCAGTTGCGTGGCCACCGCCGCGCCGCTGCGGTTCAGGCCGTCGATGTAGCGGTCACGGTCTGCCACAGCCTCGGCGATGGCCTTTGCCGATGCCTTGGTGGCCGCGGCATTGGCTTCCTGGGCCTCGGCCTCGGCCGCCTCCATGATGAGGCGCTCGCGCTGCTGCCGGCTGTAGGTGGCCCATGCGGGGTCGGCCTGGATCTCGCGCAGCTTGGCCTGGCTCTTGGTCAGGCCCTCAGAGCCCGCGATGGCCTGCGCCGTGATGGCCTGCATGCTGGTCAGTGACCGCATGTACTCGCGTGCTGCGTCGGTCTCGGCTTTGTAGGTCGGTGCCTTGGATCCCTTCTCGGTGTACTTCTCGCGGATCGACTGGATCTGCTTCTCGATCTCGACCTGGCTGCGCCCGGCCGCCGCGCCCAGGTTGCGAGTCCTGTCGATCTCCCGCTCCATCTGATCGCGCTTGGACAGGTACTTCTCCGATTCCTTGTCCCACTCCACAGCGGCGCGCGTGGCTTGCGTGCGCATGGCAGCCGCATCGGCGCCGCGCTGCTCCAGGCGCAGTTGCTCTTGCAGCAGGCCCTGTTGCTGGCGCAGGCGCTCGATGCCCTTGGCAGCACTGCCGGCGAGCGCATCTTGGCCGTTGTCGCGGTAGCGGGCCAGGCGCTGCTGCTGCGCCTCGATCTGGGCGCCAATGGCCTCGACCTGCTGCTTGATCGGCGATTCCCGCCCGATGCCTGCCAGCGCGCTGATGGCTTCGGCAGTTGCGCCCTTGATGTTTATCCATACCCTCTCGATCAGGCCCAGCGTGGCAGCGGTCTGCGGCGCCCGTTGCTCGACTGCAGCGGCATAGGCCTCTTGCGCCACGCGGGCAGCTTCGGTGGTGCGGCCCTGCTCCTCCAGGCTCTTGATCTGCCGGTAGGTGCCCACCGTCAAAAAGTTGATGGCCTCGTTGAGCTTCAGCGCGCCCTGCAGCGGGGCCTTGCCCAGCTCGGCAAATGCCTCGACGGTCTTGTCCGCTGCCTGGCCGCCGGCCTTCTCCATGGCCAGGGCAGCCACAGCGAATCGCTGCATGTGCTCAGCGCCCACCCGACCCGTGGCGGCCAGCGCGGCCAGCACCTCGACGGCCTTGCCGGTGGTGCCCTGGCCCAGGCCGTTCATCTGCGCCGCCATGGCCGCCATCTGGCCAGCCGTGGTGCCGGCGGCATTGCCGGACTCGATCAGTGCGCGCTGCAGCTTGCCGGCCTCGGCCTGCCCGCTCAGGTACGCAGCGCCCAGACCGATGGCAGCAGCGGCAGCCACTGTGAACGGGTTCACCAGACCCACCACATAGCCGCCCAGCGCCCGCGCGGCGTTGCCAGCACCGCCGAACATGTCCTTAAGCTGGCCGCCCTGCTGCAGCAGAACCGTCAGAGGCCTTTGCCCGCTGGCCAACGATGTGACGATGTCGGTGAACTGGGCCGGGACATTGCGCAACGCGGCTGCGGTGGCGCGGGCCGACATGCCCATGTTGTCCATCGAGGACGACGCCACACGATCCAGTTCGCGCAGCTTGGCAAGGCCAGGCTCCAGCCGAGAAGGGTCAAGGCCCTGCGCGATGGCGCGGTTGAGGATGGCGCCGGCTCGCCCTGTCCCTTCTGCAGCGGCTTGCGCCTCCGCTGTGACCCGGCGGATTTGAGCCTCAAAACGGCCATAGGCGCGCTCGGCCTTGTCGGCGGACGTCTTTGCTCCGTCGCCGATCTTGTCGACGGCCTTGCCCGCGGCCTGGCTCTGCTGCGACACCTCGCGCGCCATGTCTCGCGCGCCGGTCTTGATCTGGTCGAAACCGGACTTGGCTCCGGTCGCGTCCATCTCGGACGCGAGCTGTACTTTGCGGGTGTCGGTCATGGGGTGGTCTTGTGGGTCACTGCTGGCGCAGCCGCATCTCGTCGAGCGCGGCGCCTTCCATCACGCGGATGTCGTCCAGCGCTTCCGTCCAGGCGTCTGCATCAGAGGCGTGCAAGCGATCCAGCAGCGGGTAGAGCGCGCCGTAGTCGATGCCGATGGGGCCGCTGGAACCCATGCGCCACTGGGTCTGCAGCCGCAGGAAGGTGGTGACTGATGCCCAGTTCTCAGGCCAGACCTCGACATGCGCCGGGGCAGCGTAGTAGCCCGAGAGGTCGAAGCCTGCCGCCCGGGTCTCGCGCCGCTCCGGGCTGTAGAGCGCCCGGGCGGCGCGGGTCAGTTTCCCAGCCGGCCCTCGACGATCGCTTCGCGGTAGCGGTCGATGATGGCGCGGGCCAGTCCGGGCAGCTCGTCGGCCAGTTGGGTGATGTGTTCACGGTCGAATGGCTCGGGGAGGTTCCAACCCGACGCGATCTCCAGGATGTGGTCGACGGTGGCGGCCACCATGCTCTGCTGGACGTCGCCAGCGGTGAGGGCCGGCACGTCCTGGCCAGCAGCCAGATCGGCCTGACGCTTTGCATCAGCGGCTTCGGCCTGCGCCATGCGCTGGTCCAGCAGCTCGCCAAATTCTTTGCGCGTGCGGTAGCGGTAGGTGACTTCGATCGTGCCCTCGCCGCCTTCCGGCAGCAGAGCAC